ACAAGCAGCAGAAGCAGCAGCTGCCGATGCGAGTGGCGATGAGGCTGAAGCAGCAGTAAGTCTACCAGAAGACGACGTTGATGCTCAACCAGCTGGCGACTCAGAGTAATAATTTAATTTTTTTTAACTATAAGAACAGGTGCACGTAAAAAATGCGCCTTTTTTGTAATATATAACATTAGGCCCGATGCAAACATAACAGCTGACCCCGCCAGCGCATCGGAATCATGCGGACAAGTTTATCCTAAAAGGAGGAAGTTATGCCAAAAGTAGTAGTATCAGATAGTAAAGGCTTAGTCCAAGAAACAGGCAAAGGCGTTGTAGGATTAGTTCAGTCTAAAACAGTAAATGCAGTACATTCTGCAGGTGCATCAATTGCTTCAGGTGCAATTAAAATTCCTGCTAATTCACTAATTACAGGTATTCACAGCGTGGTAACTACAAGTTTAGCAGGACAAGCTGGTGCAGTAAATGTCATAGCAGGAACTGCAGCAGGCGGTGATCAATTAGCTACAGTAAAAAAATTAGGTGCTAATCTTGCCGGTGCAGCTGCAGGAAAAGGACAAAGTACTAATACAGAATTAAATACTGCATTAGCAGGAGCAGAACTTTTAGTTTTGACAGCAGGCACAACTTATAGAAGTGCTGATACTGACGTACATATCACAGCTACAGATGCTGCCGGAGCTTTAACAGCAGGTGCAATTCAGTTCACAGTTGAATTTATCACATTTAGCTAAGGAGATTATCAATGGCAATTAAAATAACAATAAATGATAGTCAAGGTTTAGTACAAAAAACAGCAACTTCTGGTGGAGTTGTAGGAGTAAAACAAGCAAGATCAGCTTCTGGAACATTTGCTAATGGGACTGCAACAATTATTTCATCACCGATTACAATTCCTGCAAATTCTTTAATTACTGCATATCATGTTGTAGCAACTTCTAATTTAGCTAGAGGTGCAGCAGCAGATATGGGTGTTAAATTTGGTATCACAGGTGACGATGACAAGTTTCTTGCATTAGTTGCTGACTCTTTGCACGCTGCAGGTGACAATGTTGCTACACTTCCTGCTGGTGAAGGCGGTTCGACAGATTTAAATATTAGTGCATCATTAGATAATGCAGCAGATCACAATACAGACTTAGTACAAGTTGCTGGCGTCCAAAAAATTGGTGATGAAGATGTTGATATATTTGGAACAATTGTTAGTGATGGCCAAAATTTTACAGCAGGAACAGCACAATTTATTATTGAATTTATTACATTTAGTTAGAAGGTAAAAAATGGCAAAATTAAAATCAGAAAATAATGAGAAAAAGCCTGAAGAGCTTAAAAAAGCTGAGGCTCCTAAAAAAGCTGAGGCTCCTAAAAAAGCTGAGGCTCCTAAAAAGCCTTCTGCTCCTAAAAAGGCTGTGCCTAAGAAAACTGAGTTTGCAGTAGGTTCTTTAGTATTAGACCACAAAGATAGAGAGTATACTATCCTAGAAATGCCGGCAGAGCTAAGTGATTATTCAAAAATTGTGTTAAAAGACTCACAAGGCAAATCTTTGGTTAGACTTAAGTTAAAGCTTAGACTAAAATAAAATTAAAATTTAAGCTATTTAAATTATAAAACCTCACTGTAGTAGAGATACTCTTTGAGGTTTTTTAGTATTTGCTGTTTGAAATCGTATTCTTTAGCAAAGACTTTTATAATTAGATATGTATATAAAAGATTATAGGAGTTATGTATGGCTTCGTTTGTTAATACAACAAATCCAACACCATTTGGTGCATTTGACAGTGACACGCATTTTCAAGAAGATGCTGATAGTATTATTACGTACGTAAAAAGACGTTTAGGCGATGACATTTTATCTGTTGAGCTAACTAACAAACAAATTTGGGCAAACTTTGAAGAAGCTACTCTTGAGTTTTCAAAACAGATGAATGCGCATCAAGCAGAGTCATATATGTCAAACATACTAGGTCTTTCAGTTGGACAAGTTGTAACGCATAAAAAAAATACTTTTGGTGACTACTATTTTTTAAAAGATAACCAAACAGCAGATGATCTTGCGCCTGATGGTACTACTCTAATTATTGATACTCAACCGCTATTAATACAGTCGCAAGATGACCCAAGATTTGTGTCGCTTAATAAAGAAGGCCGTTATGATATTGTTGATGGTAAAAGAGAAATTAGTATAACTCTCAAAACTGATACTGACTTAAATACAGGTACAGTATTGTTCTTTAACGAAGATGGCGCTGAAGTTAATGCAGATGCTGAAGGTGCTACTACGCTTAAGGTCGAAACTTCAGCAAGTCCAATAGAAGATCAAAAAATTGGTCCTCATGGACAAGAACAAAAATTTCCTCGTGAAACAGTTGATTATCTTGTAAGAAGAGCAGAACCTTATGCATCAGAAGCAGGAGTAGGAGGCATCGTCGACTCTGTTAGAGGTTTTATTGAACTTAGTCATGATAAACAAGACTATAACGTTTATCAAGATATGATAATTCCTGGTCCGAATAATGAGCAACTTAAACTTGAAGAATACAATGGTAAAGATGACCAGTTAAGTCTTTTTAATCCTGTATATAGAGATCAAATACTTTCAATTGCTGATCCTACAAAAATCAAAATACAAGAAATATTTCACTTTTCACCTCAAGCTGCATATCGATTTTTTGATACAACATCAGCAATTAACTACTTAAATAATCAATTTTCTTTTGAATCTTTTACGCCAGAAACAGTTTTTTATGTTCTTCCTGTATTTGAGGACTTGTTAAGAGCATCACAACTTGATATATCAAATAGAGTAAGAAGAAGTAATTACTCATATAAATTACAAGGTCAAAATTTAAGAATTTATCCGAGACCTACACAAAATAATCCTTTAAATCTTTTTATTAAGTTTACATTTCCTGCAGATCCGTATAGACCTTCTTTACCTTACGAAGATGCATCTATTAGCGGCGTTTCTAATATCTCTAATATTCCTTTTGGTAATATAAAATATAGCAGAATTAATCAAATGAGTAGACAATGGATTAGACAATATACGTTTGCTTTATGTAAAGAAACACTTGGTTTGGTTAGATCAAAGTTTAGTTCAGTTCCTATTCCAGGGAGTGAGCTTCAAATGAATGGCTCTGACTTAATTAGTCAAGGAAGAGAAGATAAAGTAAGACTCTTAGATGGTTTAAAAGAAACAACAGAAAAGTTAACATATCAAAAGCTTCTTGAAGCTGATTCTGCGCAAGCTGACGCGATGACAAACATACTCAAGAAAATTCCAATTCCTAACGGAAGAGCAATTATTATAGGATAAACATTATGGCAAGATTATTTGTTGGGCAAAGAGAAAATGATTTTTTTGCTGATATTACAAAAGAAGTAATTAAAGACGTTGCAGGACAAAAAATATATTATTATACAGTTAGAAATGACTTGACGGATGTACACTCTGTATACGAAGAATCATTAGATAAAATATTTAATCCGCCTATTGAAATTGAATGCCTTGTTGAGTGGCAACCATCAGAAACAAGAACAACAAAGTTTGGTACAGAGTATATAAAAACACTAAGCGTTTATATGCAAAACAGAGACTTGCTTGATAGAAATATTGATTTTAAAAAAGGAGATTATTTTTCTTATGGTTCATATTTTTTTGAGTCAACATCAATAATATACGACAAACTTGTTTATGGTCAAATTGAAAGAGTTGCATCTGTAAAAGTGACTGCTAAACAAACAAGGCTTCAACATATCAACGTTAGACCTCATGGTCCTATTGATGAACTCTATTTAGATAAGGATGCAATACAAACAACTTTTGAACAGCAAAGAGGAACAACACCTTCAGACATACGTCGTCTAAGAAAAGATGGCATCTTAGAAGAACCTATAACAGGTCCTAAAAAAGTTGCTCCAGACGGCACAACAAAGAGTGTTAATGGAATAGGATCTTCTTTTTACGGAGATGAGTAATGAGTACAAAATATAATTTAGACACTCCACAGCGATATGCACCAACAGGGTACGAGGGTCAAAATTATTCTGACTATGTAATACCTTCATGCGGTTTAGAAGATTTAGATAAAGCGATTTTTAACTTATTTGACAAAGATATACCACTTTACTATATGTTGCAAGAAGAACAAAGAAAAATTCCTGTTATATTTGCAACAGGTGAAAGATTTGCTTTAATTCAGAGAAAAGAGCCTATTGTTGATAATAATGGCACTCATATTTTACCTTTAATATCAATAACAAGAAATAGTATTGATCAACAACCACAAAAAGGTATAGCTAATAATCAAATGTTACCTCATGTAATTACCAAAAGAATATCGTCTAAAGACTTAGAATATCGACAAAATAAAAACTTTGAAAATCTTTCCAATATAAATGCAGAAGATGCTCAACTAGAGTCTGATCTTTCTTTAAAACCAAAGCTAGAAAAAAATATTGTTGAAACAATAGAAATGCCACCTGTTAAATATTTTGGTGCAAGTTACGAGGTTACAATTTGGTCGTCTTTTACGCAGCAAATGAACAAAATATTGGAAAACATAATGAGTTCTTACACACTTAATCCTGGGCATCAATTTAGGGTAGAAAGTGATAAAGGCTATTGGTTTAGTGCATTTGTAGATTCTTCGTTGAGTCCTGACACTAGCTACGCTGACTTTACAGATGCAGAGCGTTATATAAAATATAGTATGAATATACAAGCTACAGGCTATATAATTGCCCCTAACGTCTTAGGCGGTAAAACTTCTTTAAGATCTTTCTTGAGTGCACCTGAAGTCTCGTTTGAGGTTTTTGACGATTATGTTGATTTAGAACCACAGTCTGTAGGCGGTGTCGCAGATCCAGATCCAAATGCTCATATTTTTGATGATCTTACTACTGAAGATAGTTATGTGCCTTCACAAAAAATAGGTGTAGATGCTTTTAATAATATACAGGAACTTTTAAGTACAGATGCATCTAAGGGAAATGCAGTCGCGTTAATAAAAGATAAACATTCATCAGACTTTGTAGGCGAAAGAGGATCTAATTATTCTAAAAACAAAAAAACTTTTATGCGAAATAGCGAAGGAAAACTCATACCTGTCAATATAAAATCAAGCAAAGGACAAGGAGAAACTGTTTATGACTCAAGATTTGCTGAAGTTTTATTTAATATTTCAACAAATAAAGAATAATTAAGATATACGCTGATATTTATAAATTGAATAAGATTATTTAGGAGCATAGAACTATGGCTGAACAGACATTTAAGTCTCCAGGATTTTTTGAGAGAGAAATAGAAGTTATTTCACGCCCATTAACACGAAATCTGGCAACCCCAGTAGGTGTTATAGGCCCTGCAGAAAAAGGTCCTGCACTAGTCCCGACGACAGTAACAAGTAGTGAAGAATTTATTAGAACATTTGGTTCACCAGATCAAAATAGATCAGCAGCTCATGCAGTTGTAGAGTTTTTTGAAAATGGCGGTCAAGCAGCAACATTTTGTAGAATTTTAGGAACAGGAAG